CCTCGTCAACTGCAATTCGTTGCAGAGCGTTTGATGGTATCAAACCTTCGTGTTGGAACCGCAGACAATGACGTTAACGCAGTACGGTCTATGGGAATGTTACCTGACGGTTATGCCGTCAACGACTTCCTTACAGACACAGATGCGTTCTTCGTTATGACTGACGCACCTCGTGGTTTCGTTCACTTTGAGCGGGTTCCTCTGTCAACACAGATGGAAGCAGACTTTGACACTGGTAACATGCGTTTCAAGGCTCGTGAGCGTTACAGCTTCGGCTTCTCTGATCCTCGTGCGATCTTCGGATCACCAGGCGCATAAGTAATTCCTTTCTAGTGGAATCTAAAGGGCGGCTTTTTAGTCGCCCTTTTTTATGTTAAGATGTTTTCATATCTTACGCATTGTTGAGATATATCTTCCTCCCTTAACTAAGAGTCGTATTTATTGCGGCTCTTCTTTTTTTGGTGTATGGTATTTTTACCCTGACAGTCACATTGGGTGACTGACACTAGCCACGACAGGAGATACTTAAATGGCTACTACTACTTTCACCGGAGCAGTTCGTTCCGAAAACGGCTTTAAAGTTGTTTCTAAAAACTCCACAACAGGTGCCTTCACTGATGTTGCAGTTATTGCATCAACTGGAGTTGTAACAAATAAATTTGTAAAACACGTTGGCTTTGCCAGTGGTGTTACTGTAAATACAACAGCAGGTGACAGCCCAGCTATTGGTGAGTTCACACAACCAGCAAATACAATCATCACTGACATTAAGATTTTTTGTGACGTTGCTCCAGTTATTGGAACAGGCGATATTGGTTATGAGGTTGGTACATCTAGTTCTGGCGCACAGATTGTTGCGGCGGTTACTGATGAAATCCTTGACGGCGGAACTACAGTCGTAGTGCATAACGTAACGACCACGGCTTTGGTTGCTCAAACGCAGAGTGGAACAACAGCCCCAGCTTCTGTACAGTACACCGACACAGCAAGAACAATTTTCTGTAACATCACCAATACAGTCGATGCAACAACAGCAGGTTCTTTCACATTCATCATCGAGTACGTTCAGATTGCGTAGTTGATTGATTTAGGAGATTGATATGGCAGACGCTGTAACATCGCAAACACTTACTGATAACCCGAAAACGGCAATATTTAAGTTTACTAATATTTCGGATGGTTCAGGTGAGAGTGCCGTTAAAAAAATTGATGTATCTGCACTGTCTGCAAGTATAGATGGCAGTACATGTACCAGAGCTACCATAGAAAAGATTTGGTGGCAGTGTAATGGTATGAAAGTTAAAATTCTGTTTGATGCTACGACAGATGACTTTTGTATTGAATTAGGCGAAAACCAAAGTGGACATCATGATTACACCTCTTTTGGAGGATTACCAAATCCTGCAAGTTCTGGTGTGACCGGAGATATCATGTTCACAACGGTAGGTCATACTTCTGCTGATACATACACTATCATTATGCAAGTGCAGAAGAGCTATTAACAATGGCTCGTAAGGCAGACAAGCAGCCTCCGAAGACAAAAAAGTATTTCCGCTCCACAAAAAGTGGGGCGGGAATGACAAAGGCTGGTGTTGCCAAATATAAGAGAGACAACCCCGGCAGTAAGCTAAAAACCGCTGTTACGGGGAAAGTTAAAAAAGGCAGTGCAGCAGCTAAACGGCGTAAGTCATTTTGTGCTAGATCCGCTGGTCAGATGAAGAAGTTTCCAAAGGCGGCGAAGAATCCAAATTCACGGTTGCGTCAAGCAAGACGGAGGTGGAAATGTTAAGCTCTCAGTTTATAGCAGGAACCATCTTTGTTGCGTTTGTTGGTGCGTGTGTCGCAGGACTGACATGGATATCGTCAACTCTTATTGAGGTTGACAAGAATGTAGCGGTCATGGCTATGAAGATGGATGCTAACAACGAAAAAGTAAATCAGCTTCATGACATGATCAGACCCATGTGGGAGGAGTTTACGGGAAGGACATACGATGGCAATCTCGCGCAGCTCAATCCCTCAACAGATTTCAAAATCACCATCAAGTAGGAGTTCTAAAATGAAGGGCGTTAAACATTATAAGAGAGATGGCACATTATTTACTGGTGGCACTCACAAGATGGCTAACGGAGTTCTCCATTCAGGCAAGAACCATACGAAAACTTCGCAAAAGTTGTTTCATTTTAAAGATCTAAGTGCAAAAGCTAAACAAAAGGCGAAGGCATAATGGCAAAAGATGCATGTTATAAAAAAGTTAAAGCAAGATATAAAGTTTTTCCGTCAGCGTATGCTAGCGGAGCAATTGCTAAGTGCCGAAAAGTTGGAGCCAAAAACTGGGGCACTGGAGGAAAGAGTAAAAGCTCTAAAAGAAAGAGTGGCTCTAGCAAAAGAAAAGGTAAGACTTTCTAATGAAACAAACAAAGCCAAAACGGAAGTTTAGAGGTAAGTCTATTCCGGGAACGGCAGTGGCTAGAGGTTGTGGCAAGGTTTTACCTAGGCGGCGTAAAAGAACTAAAGGTGCAGTGGAGCAATCCTGATGGCAGTTCGTAAAACAAAAAAAGGCGCGGCACTTAAAAGATGGTTCAAAGAGGACTGGAAAGATGTCCGCACGGGTAAGGTTTGCGGAAGAAAGAAGGGTGAAAAACGTGGTGTCCCTTATTGTCGCCCGACTAAGCGGGTGTCTAGTAAAACCCCCAAAACGTCAAGCGAATTGTCTGCAAGCGAAAAAAAGAGTAGAATATCTCAGAAAAAGCGTTTGGGACAACCTGCGGGTAAACCCCGCCGTGTTAAATCGGTTAGGAGAAAAAAGTAATGTATGGAAAAAAGAAAGCCAAGAAGTCCAAAATGGGCTACGAAGATGGCGGTTTGGTAAGTCCACGCAAAGCTATGGCAATGGGCTACCAGATGGGTGGCAATGTAGATGTGAAAAGAGCGCAGTTATTTGCCGAGAATCTTGGAAATATGATGCAGGGTTCTGTACCAACGCGGAAACCTAGAGGTCGCATGTAATGGCAACTTCTGGTTCAAGAGATTTTGATATTGACGTAGGTGAGATCATCGAGGAGTCATATGAACGGTGTGGACTAGAAGTTCGCACGGGTTATGATGCTAGGACAGCTCGTAGGTCTTTAAACCTGATGTTTGCTGATTGGGCAAATCGTGGACTAAATCTTTGGACTGTTACCGCTGGAACCCAGGCTTTAACCTCTGGAACAGCCTCATATACTTTGACAAGTAATATTGCCGATTTACTAGAAGTTGTAGTTAGAAACACAAGTAACGTAGATTTACCTTTGACCAAAATTTCTAGGGGTGATTATTTAAATCTTACTAATAAAACTACTTCTGGAAGACCTACTCAATACTTTTTTGATAGACAAACCACTCCAGTACTTACTTTGTGGCCTACACCTAATGATTCTACAGAAACATTAGTTTATTATTTTGTAAATCGTATTCAAGACGCAGATACCTTACAAAATACAACAGATGCACCTTTCCGGTTCTTACCATGCATGGTAGCTGGTCTATCTTACTATATAGCCTTAAAAAAGGCTCCAGAACGGGTTCAATTGTTAAAAACTGTGTACGAAGAAGAGTTTCAACGTGCGGCAGATGAAGATGAAGATAGAATATCTTTGAAATTGCAGCCTAGTATTTCATATTTGAGGGTATAATGGCGAGATACGCTTCTGGAAAAGATGCCTATGGAATCTCAGATCGTTCCGGCTTCCGTTATCGTCTTAAAGATATGCGTAAGGAATGGAACGGTCTGCTTGTTGGAGTGGATGAATTTGAGCCTAAACATCCACAACTACAACCAAGTAGGGTTGTTGCAGATCCTCAAGCGTTGCGTAATCCACGACCTGATAGATCAGAAAATTCTGATATAAAAGTTACTTTTCCTATTTTTAATTTATCTACGCTTAAATTTGAGCCTCTAATTACGCCTGCTAAAGGACTTATAGGCACAGTCACTTTTGGCGGAGATGTTGTAACCCCTACTGATGCAGATGTTACGGGCGTTAGCGCAACAGGTTCTGTAGGCACTGTTACGGCCACTGGAACAGGCACCAGTATAGCGGCTACATATACCGTTACAGTTGCTTCTTATTATGGGGCTAATAAATATTATCTTGATGGTTCTAGACAAGCTACGGTTAATCTCTCAGAAGGTAGTACTTATCGTTTTGATCAATCCGACAGCAGCAACTCTGGTCATCCTTTAAGGCTTTCTGCGACTTCTAACGGCACTTGGGCCGGAGGATCCCAGTATACGACAGGGGTCACTACTAGCGGCACTCCCGGCTCTTCAGGAGCTTACACTCAAATAACTGTAGCCGTTGGAGCGCCAACCCTGTATTATTATTGCACCAACCACAGTGGTATGGGCGGACAGGCGAATACACCATGAGCTATACATACACTACATTAAAGTCTGCTATTAAAGACTACACCGAAAACCAAGAGGTTACTTTTGTTAAGCACCTTGTTGATTTTATTACCTCCGCAGAAGAGCGGATATTTAAGAGCGTAGACTTAGAGTATTTTCGTAAAAACGTAACAGGAACAACTACTTCTGGTAACCAGTTTCTGGCTGTTCCAGATGATTACTTGGCCTCATTTAGCTTATCTGTGGAAAACTCTGGTGTAAAACAGTTTCTTTTATTTAAAGATGTAAATTTTTTGCAAGAGTACAACCCCAATGCTGCAACAGGGACACCTAAATATTATGGTGTGTATGATTACCAAAACTTTCTTTTATCGCCCACGCCTGACGCCGCATATTCTGCCGAATTGCATTATTACTATAGGCCGACAAGTTTGACACAAAGTCAGGTTTTACTGACATTGAGTAGCGTCAGCGGCACTTTTGTGGCTACTGAAACAATTACGGGAGGAACCAGTGGGGCCAACACCACTATTTCTTCTGTTGCTAGTAGCACGACTTTTAATATCGTGCTTCCAAGCACGGACTTTACAGTTGGTGAAACGGTCACTGGAGCAACCAGTGGGGCTACGGGAACAGTGGTTTCTACTTCGTCAGATTCTACTACAACATATCTAAGTGTTAATGCCCCTAACGCAATGCTGTATGGAAGTTTAGTTGAAGCTTACACCTTTATGAAGGGTGAGCCGGATGTACTAAAGATGTACAGCGAAAGATTTGTAGAGTCTTTGGTTCGCTTAAAGGATTTAGGCGAGTCTCGTGAAAACGATGATGCTAACAGACAGGGGCTACCAAGAAGGGCCCGTTCGTGAAAATTGCTATTATTGGACTAGGAGGCAGCTACGCTGACTATATTTCGGCGCGAGTAGCTTCTCAAGAATTTGATGAAATATGGGGAATAAATTGCATTGGAGGGGTCATACATGTTGACCGCACCTTTATGATGGACCCTGTCACAAGGTTTATAGATACCGAAAACGCCGGATCTCAAACCGGTATAGCTCGTGAGTTTTTGTCAAAAAACAAGAACCCTATATATTCCTGTGTAAAACACCCTGATTTCCCTGCTATTGAAGAATATCCTTTAGAAGAAGTAGTAAAATCAACAGGTTATTGTTATTTTAACAATACCGTAGCTTACGCTATGGCTTACGCTGTATGGAAAAAAGCCAAAAAAATCTGTTTGTACGGCATTGATTTCACTTATAAAAATGTAAACATGGCTGAGTCAGGAAGAGCTTGTGTAGAGTTCTGGTGCGCGATTGCAGCCTCTAAAGGGATTAAACTTGAAATTGCACACCGTTCTGGTTTGTTGGATACGAATGTCCCAGAAAATGAGAAACTTTACGGTTATCATAGATTGGACGATCCGTTGGTGCAAACAGTTCAAGGGGGTAACATTTTGATTACAAGACAGTCTGAGATAGAACCGCCAGAGCCGGTGGAATCAGACCCTATTATTTTTGGGAGACATGATAATGTTTGAAGTTAATGCTGGATCAGTGGGGTCCGTTAATGTTGTTTCATCTGACAATGGTGGTTTATCTAATGATCAGATTGCGGACATGGCCGCAAACAAGATAATGTATATATCTGACGAAGCCCCGGAGCCTATCCGGCTACAGGCAGAAGCTTTTAAAGATAGAGTAAGAAATTTAGTGCAATATTATGTAGAGTTGGCTAGAAGGGAAGAACGTGCTACAATTTGTGCGAAGATCCGTGAGGCGGGTCAACATCAACTAGCTGACGCTATAGGGAGACTGTAATGGCAATAGCACAAGCAATGTGTACCGCATTCAAGCAAGATTG